GAAAAGTTGGTATACATAAAAAAATTTTTTCCATTTCTCTATTTCTTATATTTACTATACTATACTTCTTTTTTAACAGAGTTAGTAGAAAAAGAAAAAAGTATGTATACCAACTTTTTGACGCTATACTATAACGTCCTTTTTGCGAGTAAATTCAAGGCGTTACGAGGTCCGCAACGTCGATTGCGCCGCAATCACTTCTGGCCCCAAAAATCCCGCTGTCGGTATACTATAACAGCATCTAGTAGCTATCCTTCGGACAGCCACTAGATGGCGATTTTCGGCCTCACTTATAGTATCGGGCGCTCTTGCCACACATCCGGCATTGCGTTACGCTCCGCTTACGCCCCGGGCGGTAGGACCACAGCTCATAGACCCCCCACCCAAGGATGAAAATGACGGCCACCCAGATCAAGGATAGCCGCCCGTCCAGAGTCATCTCGATCAGTTTGTCCATTCGACGCGCTCCCCCGTTTTGAGGTTCAAAATGATTACGGGTTCCCCGAACAAACGGGCAGCGATGCGCGCCTCGAGACGGGCGCGGGCGTAGGTCGGCTCAAATCCGAGCGTCTCGCCGTTACAGATCAGCACACACATCACGACACCGCCCAGGTTTTGCGCGGGCCGAGGCCACGGGGGGTGTGCGAAATCCGGCGGGTGCCGGGTTTATACCGCTCAGGCGCATGGCGCTCGGGCTGTTTGACAGGCGCGGACGCCTTGAACACGGCCGATTGATGGCGGTCAACAGCGGCCAAAAGCCGGAAAGCCCAAGCCTGGGCTTGTTCCTCGGGGGTCATGGAAAATCTCCCAAATTGTGGACTGGCGCGGTTCTGTCCAATTTGGACAAAACATACACAGCGCCAGACGCATGGCGCGCGGCGTGTGTCATGCGTCATGCGTAGGTGCAATGCAGAAAAACCCCGCAGCGAGTGCCGCGGGGTGACAGGCGCTAGGCGCTAGGCGGCGCTTAGGCCGCCTTGCGGGCGCTGGCCTTATCCACTTCCATCTGGACCGCAGCCGCCACGGCACGACGTTTTGCCAGCGTCTCAGCGATGGCGCTGGCAATAGCCGCCAATTCATCATCGGTCATATTGTCGCCATGCTTGGCGACACTTGCCAGAATCGCGGCCGCTTGCTTTGCGGCTTTTGCGCGCGGCGATTGTTCCGCTTTTGCCGCTTCGGCCGCTTCGGCTTCGGCTTTGGCCGCTTCGGCGGCTTCGGCTTCGGTCATGGCTTCGGCTTTGGCGCGGGCTTCGGCTTTGGCCGCAAATTCGGCCGCCAGCGCCGCAATGCCGGGCTTGCCCTTGCGGGCATAGGTTTCAAGGAAACCCATATTCTCGACGCCTTCAGCCTTCAGCAAGGCCACCATTTCACCCGTGGCGCTTTCCGCGCCCATCGGGTTTTCTGCCGCCACCATGGCCGACTGAAGGCCGGCCAGCGCGGCCTTGTGGTCGCGAGTAAAGGCCAGCGCCAAGCCCGAGACGGTGGCGACATAACGGCGCATAGTCGTTTCAGGGATTTTGGCAATGGTCATTGCCATGGAAAGCGCGCTTTCCATTTCGGCCTTGCTTTTCTTCGTGGTCTCTTCGTCCCATCGCTGCACTTGCGAGACCATATCCAAGGCCAGCGCCACCATTGCATTGAATTTAGCTGTTTCGCCGAAGGCGAATTGGGTCCAAGCGTAAGCGCCGAATTTTTCCATTTCTTTCTTCCTTTTCATGTTCCGCCAATTTGGCGGTTTTGGCTGTTTTAGACACACCTTCCCCGTTCCCTGCCTTGCCAGTCAGGCAAGGAAAGGGCGGACGAAGGGCTTTCCCCCCCTCTCGCTAGGAGAGGCAAGCGCCCCCCCCTCGATACCGAGGATAGAAGGACCATACGCTTTTCCACGGCCCAGACAACGCCCCCGGCGGGCCGCCCCAAATCTCTCCATTTGAAATTTTTTCGAAGAACCTTGCACCACAATGCACCATCCAAGCAAAGAAAAGGGGGGCTACTAGCCCCCCTTCCTCTCCATGCGAAACCACTTGGTGAAATACTCATAGGTCTCCCGGTCTACGAGCTCGAACCCAGTCTTTACTCCGCAACTGTGAGGCACTCGTAGTAGGCCTCCTGCGCCCCCAACCCGTTGGTTTGGATCAGCAACCGGAAACCCTTCTCCATCTGGAGCTCCCGCATACAGTTGCGGAAGGCTTTTGAACCCACAGGCCTGGCATTCCCCGGCCCGTAGCAGAAACTCCAGTACTCGTTGTAGAGTTTGGTCTCGGAAATGCGGCTCTGCGTATTCAATCGAATCTTGGGAGACTCCTCGATAAAAAAACGGACAGAGTTGTTCTCCTGTGCAATCTCGCGGATCAGCTGTTTGTGGCTCTCCGGCAGGGTATACTCCCGACGCTGAACCAGACGCTGCATCGCCAGAACCGCCCAGGCGGCAATCGCCTCCCGCTCCTCGGCCACGATGATGTCCCCGACGTTGATCTTCCGCTTCTCAGCAGACACAGCCTGGGTGAACTCGAGGATCAACCAGCGACGGTTGAACCCTTCCGAGCTGTCCGTGGTCTTCGGCGTGTGGTTCGACGCAAACCAGTGGGTGCACATCGGCCGGAAGTTGAAGATGTCCCGCCCTTTGTGCTGACCCGACATCTCAGCCCCGTCGATGATGTCCTTGAACTTCTGACCGTCGATCTTCTTGCTCTCGCTCAACTCACCACACACGTTGATCAGCTTCTCGTTCATCTGCGTCGGCAGGAACCGGTCACCCCAGTCGTTCGGTGGCACAAAGCACTTGGCATTGTCAGGGACCAGCGACAGCGCGATCGTCAACAACTGGCTCTTGCCCGACTTCGGAACCCCCTTCAGCAGCACAGCGCGCTGGAACCGCGGGCCCATGCCAAACAGGGTCACACAAAGCGCCTCCTGCAGCGCATCGACCTTCTGCCGATAATCCGGGTCATGCCCCCAGCTGTCCTCCAGGAACTGGAAGAAGGTCGTCGCACCATCCCGCAACTCCGGCACATAGCGGAACGGCAGCGTGTAGGTCATCCCATACTCCGGGGAGTGCGGGATGAGCACCAGTTCTTCGGTCAGATACCCGTTGGCGAAGTTCACACCCCGAACATCCAGACTCTTGATGCCCTTCTGGAGACGCACTTTGATCGTCTCAAGGATGCCTTTGTGGTCATTGGCCTTCTTCGCAGCGGGCAGTTGACCGTAGTCGGACGAAATCCGGCTCTTGATCTCACGCTCGTCGAAGATGTCCCAGTTCGACCCGCTCCATTTCCAGATCATGTTGTTGTGGTAGCGAAGCTCCCACACCGCCTCGAGATCCTTGATAACGGCCTCAGCAATCTGGCTATGGTCCGTCCCATCCAGTTCCCCGCTCCGCAACTCCCGAAGCCGGCTACGCAGCGACGAAATCCTCAGGTCGAGCCCACCCGTGTCGACCATATACTGCATCAGCCGGTCTTCCTCGAGCCGGTTGAGCCCATTGGCCCTGGCAATGCGGTCAAGGATGTAGTCCACCGCCCGCGATCGGCCACTCGACTGCTCCGGGTGGCGCTCAAACTCATTCCGCATGTAGTCGCGCATCTCCTCGAAGGACCATTCTTCATGCTCCTTACTGAACTGCAGACCCAGCTTCTGCTTGTCTTCTTCGGTCAGGCCCTCGTCCCAACCATCTGGCAGCGCCTTGCTCTTCTCGAACACATCGCGATGCAAAAACTTGATCATGTTGTCGACGTGCTTGTCGACCTGGACCTCATCCCCAGCCACGTTTTCGATGAACTCGGTATGATAGGACCGCAGCATGCCGATCGCTTCTTTCAGCGAACGCTCACCACGCATCACGGCATAGGCGAAAAGGCCGGCCTTCTCGGTCATCGACACGTCGCGCGACCCAGACGAGACGTAATCCGTCACCCGGGTCCAGCCACTGTGGCTCAATTTGACTCCAGCAGCCTCAAGAGCCCCCCGCAGTATGCTCTCGATCTGCGGTTCCAGCGCCGGAAGCTGGTCAATCACCGTCAGAAGGTCAACATTCGCCCGGTAAGGCTGCTGGGTCTTCGGGTGGATCGAGGGAGGCAGAACGCACTGGGTCCGTTCGCTCAGAAGCTCACAAATCGACTCACCGGACACGTTTTTGATGCGGAAAGTCCGCATGCCGGTGTATTTGAAGGCCAAAACCATACCCTTTTGGCCCACACGGACCCAGGGAGACTTCGGCAGCAGCCCTTGGATCATCGAAATCAGCGCCTGATCCTCGGTGTCGATGTCCATCATCACGACGCCTGACTGCTTGCCAAGCACCAGGCCGATGTTCCCATCAGAATACTGGTCGATCCACTGCTCCTGGAGCTCCTGCTCGACCGGCATGTCGTGGAAACGGGACCAGTCCAGCGGCACCGGACGCTTGTCCTTGCGGTGCAGAGGGATAACGCTCAGACCGCGGGCGTAGTAGGCAGGGGCCGTTTGTGCGAAAATACCCATCTCAGTTGCCCCCCAGGCTACGTTCCAACCGGTTCATGACCTCAGTCCGCTGATCGGCGGTCATCACATCTTCCAAAATGTCGAGCACGGTCTGCTGGAAGACAGAGATCTGCTTCAGACCCACGGCCCGCTCCTGCAGACCCACCAGTTTGTCCAGCAGCGACGTTGCGGTGCGGAAATACGACATGCGTTCCGAGTGATCCACATCACCCAGCTTCTCTTTCGACTCGTTCAGTTCCCGATAGAGCTTGCGCGCCTCACGCTCGAGGCGTTCCCATTTGTCACCATCCTCGGTCTCCTCTTCCGGCGTCTCGATCATCGACGCAAGGGCCCCCCGGGTGCCCGTGGAGTAGGGGCTGTCTTCCAACCACCCAGCATCCTGCTGCATCAGCTGGATCGCCAAGTCCAATTCTTCGTTCAGATCAGGGTAGATCGACATATTGTGTCCCGTCATTTTTGATAGTTGGATAGATAGGCCGGTGAATTTACGACCGCAACAGAAATCTTGAACTATACTATACCTGAAAAGCCTTGCTCAGACCCCAAAACCCCAAGTAGGGTCTTGGAAACCATCCCGCTTCCAGAGGTAATGATGAGCGACGAGAAGATCTTCCACTTGATCAAGAACACCGCAAGGCCGCAGCAGCAGCAGAGTGAAGAGCTGATCGAGATCCTCAAGAACCTGCAGGAAGACACGATGAACGAGTTCTCGAACGGTGAGCTGAACGCTGTGTTCATTTTTCGCGTTCTGAACGACGACGAGATCATTGCAGACGCCATCACCCCCACCATTCGGAACACCCGATTGCTCGTCGGGCATCTGGAAGAGATGAAGATGCTGCTGCTCCAACCGATGGACTACGATGAGTAACCAGCACGTCCAGGAACTGCTGTCGCGGATCAAGAACCGCTACTCGGTTGACTCGATCAACATGTCGATGGGTGACTGGATCTGCCAGAACACCCACCTTCGTGGTCGGCCGTTTAGCTTCCAGCGGTATCCGTTCCAGGAACAGATCGTAAATGACTTGCACCCGAACATGGACGTGATCAAGCCGTCCCAGATCGGGCTCTCGGAGGTGCAGGTTCGAAAGGCCTTGGCCTTTCTCGCGCGGAACCGTGGCACCAGCCTGATCTTCACACTGCCGAACGAGGCCATGTTCGAGCGGATGTCGACGACTCGAATCTTGCCCATCGTCAAGGAAGAGAAGGTCTTCAACCTCGAGACGCGCTCGGGGGAGAAACCCACGCGCTCACGGGCGATCATCCAGATCGGCTCGTCCTTCATGTATGTGACTGGGGCCTCTGAGGGAGACGCGACCTCGATCTCGGCCGACGCCGTGTTCAACGACGAGGTGGACCTGACAGACCAGCAGATGCTGGCGCTGTTCAACTCGCGTCTGCAGAACTCGGACTGGAAGCTGAACCAGCGGTTCTCGACCCCAACCTTCAACAACTTCGGCATCGACCAAGGCTATCAGGTCTCCGACCAGCACGAATACCTGAAGAAGTGCGAGTGCTGCAACCACTGGCAAACACCGGTGTTTTCGCGCAAGTTCGTCGACATTCCTGGCCTGCCTGACGACCTGGAGTTCCTGCATGAGATTGATCAGGCGCTGATCGACACCGGCACCCTGGATGTGTTGAACGCACAGGTGATCTGTGAGAAGTGCCACGCCCCTCTGGACCTCGGCACCGGTCGGGAGTGGGTGGCCACCTATCCGTCACGGACCCTCGCCAGGGGATACCGGGTGCGGCCGTTCTCCACCAACCGGCTGGGCCCAGACTACATCATCCAGCAGCTTCTGAAGTATAAGGCCCGGGACCACATCCGCGGCTGGTATAATACGGTGCTTGGGGAACCATTCACCACCGGTAACGCCCGTCTCTCGGACGCCGACATCGAGCAGTGCTTCACGCACCGGTCACTCGTGCCGGATGTCGACCGCAGCAGGCCGACCTGGATCGGCATCGACGCCGGTCAGACCTGTCACGTCACCATCGGTCAGGGAGATTCGGTCGAGAACATGGAGGTGATCGAGTTCCGCACCATCCAGGCAGATGACCTCGTGGATCAGATCAGCACCTACCTCGACATCTACAACGTGATTGGTGGCGCGATCGACCGGCACCCCTACACCCCGACTGCCAACGCACTTCGGGATATAAGCCAAGGTTGCATCCAACCGGTTGAATACCGCGGCACGAAGCGCCTGAACCTCATCAAGGACGAGATCGACCCAGACCGTATCCTACATGTCCAGTCTGATCGGACCTGGATGATCGACGAAATCGTGCGTGTGATCCGCGCCAAGCGCATCCGCTTTTCCGGCTTCGGTCAGCAGAAGTCGGTCATCGTCGAACACCTGAAAGACATGGTCCGCGATGAAAACCCAGAGAAACCAGCCACTTGGGTCAAGCTCACCGGAAACGATCACTACTTCCACGCCCTCGCGTTCTTGCTTGTTGGGGTGCAGATCAAGAACTTCGAGCAGAACACAACCCAAAACCATAGGAGTGCAGTGGTGGTTGATGTCGTAAATACCTCTGGCATCAACAGCACTCTTTCCACTATAAACAGGAAAGCTAACCGCGGGATTGTTTGATGGCGACGAATTTTGCTTCCCTGATGAAGGTGATGCTACCCAAGCGGAGTAATCCGACTGGGTCGTCGCTGACGAACACTTACAACCCATCCTCGACGCAGAACACGCTG